CGGTGACGAGGTCGCCTTGGAAAATTGCTCCGGACTGATTATCCGCAATTTCGTAACCATACTGCTTTTGCCCACCAGTGGCGGACAGGTTACCCATTGGGCGTAGACCGAAGGCTTTGTCGATATTAGCCATTTGTCATTCCTTAAGAGGTTACTTTTCGGACCCTACGTCGCGAAAAGAGACTTGTGATTGTCGTTGTGGATTATTGATACGCATGGTCGAATGGGAATTCGACTTCATCATTTCATTGTCCACGGACTGAAGTTGGTCATGGGTGCGAGATGCGTAATACGCGTTTCGCTCGTTAGCTGTCTCCTCGGGTATCTTCGCTAGCAACAAGCCTCCCACGCTGAGTACACCAGCATGTCGGCCGTCTTCCACGCTTGGGGACTTGAACTCAGGGTGATCTTCGGCACGCACTAATTCGTAGCCTTCACGAAGTTTTGACGAGACGTTAATACGATCCTCCTGACCACCTGCTTCCGCACGGATCCAACGATGTTTAAACCCAGGAGGCGCTTGCGGCGCATCCAATCGTGAGGGAGGAGTCCATGGTTTACGCCGCGCAGTGTTGTCACGAGATGAATCGTCACGAGAACCGCGAGTAAGTTTTGGCAAGTTTGTGTCGCTCATGGTACTACTCCTTAACGTATTTGGCGTATTCCTCTAGCGGAACACCCAATCTTTTTGCAATCGCAACCTGGCTCGGTGAGAGCTTGACGGTGCGGCGTGCTCTATTAACCCCAGATGATCTGGAGGCAGGCGCAACCGTTTGCACGGGTCGGTTGGCACTGTTACGGGATGATGCGCCACCAGAAAACTTATGTGGAAAAGATGCAGTCATCCTACGATCTAGCTCATCATAATACTCATCGGACGTTGGGTCAAACTTTTCGTCACGAACAAGCTGAATATGTATCCCTTGTGCCGCATGTGTCATGGGTACGTCCTTCCCAAACCAATCATTACGATCAGCCCAGTCTTCGGCCTTAGGGTCGGGTTCCGCGCGCCGAGCAGTCGCTTGTTGCGCATAGGCTTGCTGCTGCTGCGCATAGGCTTGCTGCTGCTGCGCTTGAGTGGCTATGCCTTGACGGTAGTTTTCCGTCTCCACCATACGGCGTTGATCATAGTGAGCCGAGGTCAGTCGTTCTTGAGCCTCGGTCTCTGTGTCAATATCCCCTTCTTCTCGGGCTTTGCGGATGATCTGCTTTAGTGTTGCGATCTCTGTCTGCAAACGACCTTGTGTGGCCACAACGCGTTCTTGGTCCGTGCGCTTGAACCGATCTTCAAGCTGCGCGGCTTTCTGTTGCACGTTACGGGCGTAGGCAATGGCTGCCTCTTCCCGGCGCTGTGTCTCGCGTAAGCGAGCCGTCAGCTTGTCAATGCGCTTTTGTACCTTGCCACTATAAGAGTCAAGCTCCTCTTCTTGCTGAGATTGCGTGGTAGATGCCGCCTGCTCTACACCTTCTTCGCTGACCTCAACGGTTGTTTCAGCCTCGTCGGCTCCAACATCATATTCAAGTTCTTCGTTCGCCATGTCCTACTCCTTAAGCAATATGCAAGACGTCTTCGGGGTCACTTACGAGCCCTAAGATTTCGTCATCGTTTAACAATCGAATTTCGCCACCCTCAATAGCGATCCGCGCACCAGCATAGCGACCAAAGATAATCCAGTCGCCTTCCTTGCACCAAGGTCCTGAGGGGAACTTAGCTTGGTCAGCGTAGGCAAGACTACCCATCTTTAGCACATACCCACAAGTGGTGCCGAGTTGTGTGCGCTTCTGGGTTTCTTCTGCCAAGAGAATGCCGCCCTTGGTTTTTAGCGTACCGCGATAGGGGAGAATAGCAATACGCCAACCCGTGGGGCGCGGTACGCGGTTAACAACGTCGGGGTTCAAGCTTTCAGGCTCAAACTTGCCGCTGTCATCGTAGGCATCAAGCAAGGAAGGTTGTGTGTTCTCCTTTGCTGTTTGCCACTTACGCTCGAGTTCTGTCATGGGTGCCTCAACTACCTGTTCCATTGGAACATCTCCTCTCAGGTTAAAAATCTTTTTGGGATTCCTTGATCATCTGCTTGACCATGTCTTCCATTATTTTTAAGCCTTCGAGACGTCCCATCATGAACCGGTATCGCTCCATATTGGCGATAGTACCGTTGAGCACGATGTTTTCGGAGTCGGCCTGTAGGCGTCGAATCTCCTTGAGCACTGCCTCTGCAAATTCAAGCATGGTTAGTTTCCATGTAAAAGCAGACGGATAACCCCGTCTGAAGGCTTAATAAACTTCTAGCAAATACGGGTTGCTTTTTTGGTGCGCACGCGACCTTGACCACGGGCCGTGACCATACCACCTTTTTTAAAGCCTGTAACCGACAGATCTTTGGCTGCGGCTTCAGCCTTTTTCATTTGCTTTTCTTCTTCAATATCCGCCATCATGTCCTCTTTGGACAACGAATCACGGACATTCTTTTTGTCACCAGAAGTCTTTCTTGGTGAAACCATGTTACGCAGTCGATCAAGAACCGTAGGCTTTTCCTGCTCCTTCTTTTTCTCAGCCGCTGCTTTCTCACGGTCACGAACCCGTTGCGCGGTCAACTGCGCGCGCTCACTTGGGGTCATCTCGCTTTCCTTCTTTACCATCTTGCTTGTTGCCATGTTAGTTCCTTAGTAAATTTTAACAGGGGTGTTGCCGTCACGCTTTTTAACCGTGCGCACAACGCCTGATCTTGTCTTGGCCGACTTACGTGGAGCCGCCACCTTTTGCTTAATACTCTTGGTGGTGTTCTTAACTGGGCTAGGTTTTCTATTGCGCATTATTGTTTCCTTGCATATTGTCTTTGAGCACTTCAACTCGCTCACGGCCGACTTGTGCACGCAACTGGGCGATGTTCTCTTGTGAGTCAATCCGCGCTTGTGCGTTCTGCTGGTCTTGTTGAAGCTTCTGTGCATCCAACTGCAACTTAGCTTGATCGACTTGTGAGTCTGTTTGTTGCTCTTGCGCACGGAGCTCAAGTTCCTTTTCCTTCAAGGCAACCACTGGATCTGCTTGCCCACCGCCGCCACCGGCTAACTGGTTCTGCATGTCGCGGACCTGTTGCAGGTATTGCGCAATCAGGAGAGCTATCATGCCCTCGCGCTGAATGTCGGAGATCATGCTTCGAGGATCCGAGCCGTACTGGCGGAACAACTCTGCCGCCACGTCCTCTTCTGCTTTCAAGCGAATGTGAGACAAGATGTGCTTTTGCAGTGTCGTGGCCGCTAGTGGGTTGTTGCCAATCAACGGGCTCAAGCCCGCCATCAGGTGTGCTGCGATGTGCGCATCGTGTTGCTGTCCCGCAAACGCTTTGAGCTCCATGCCGTCCAAAACGTCCGCATTTTCTGTGGCAGGATCCTTGGGCATTTGTGAGTTCTGAGGACGCAAGATGCCGTCAATGTCTCGAACGTTTAGCGCCGCATAAACACGGTAATACGCTTCGTACATGTTGTGCATCTGAGGCGCGGATTGCGCCAATTGCAATTGTGTCTGTGCCAGCATCAAACGCTGAGCGGTCGAGAATATGTTAGGGTCAGCAACCGGTAGCACTGCCACCATGTTGTTGAAGTCTTGACGCTTAATCGAGCGACTCGCGCCTGGTACATCGTAAGGATACTCGTCAGGCAGGTACTCACCAAAGCCTTGGGCAAGCATCTTGAATTCTAATGACTGTGAGTAATGCAGACGCTTGTGTATGGCAGACATCACCATTGAGCCGCGTTCTAGCAAAGCAATGGTTGTGCCTACAGCGGCCTGCTGATTGCCGTCCCCTACTTGCATGTCCGCGATGCTTGCCAAACGGTTACCCGCTTGGACCGTGAAGCCCATTAACTGGAACAAGACTTGGCTCGGTTCCTTGTAAGGCATTGGCATGAGTGAGGCAGAAAGCTCCGCGCCCCCCGCGTCAATGTCTCGCCACTCGCCCGGCTGGATAGGCTTGTCATCGTTCGCGATCCGAGCGCCTTTGGCCTTGAATCCTGCGGGTAGGTTCGAGAGTGTGCCCGCATCAAGCAATTGGCGCAATGCAGCGGTTGCTGTCTTGGACAAGCCACCAATCAGGTGTACAAAACCTAAGCCATAAGCACCCAAGCCTTCGATCAACACATAGTGCACAAAGTACTCGCGGCGTAGCTTAAGCTCGTCTTCCTCTTTCCAATTGCGACGAACACCCACGACCCTGCCTGAGGACTCATCAAGCGTGACTACATAAGGCAACTTAATGCCCGTTGGCTCACCGCTATCGTCCAAGTCCTCAAAGCCAGGCAGATCCAAGTCAACAATAAACTCGAGCAGGAAGATTTCCTCTGACTCGCCTGACATGGACATACCAATGGCGCGGTCTACTGCGTCTTGAATCTGATCCGAGGGCCGTGATCCGTCTTGAGCCTGAATGTTCAAGTCCAAATACTCTCCCGCAAATACCCTTTTCAGGTACTCGTTGGAATCCATTGGTAAGCGGTGCGTGATCCGTGGGCATTGGCTCATGACGCTTGAGCCGTGGTACGGGATGTACACGTCGTCAGCCAAGCAGAGCTTGCTGACCATACGGTCTAGTTGGCTGTCAAAGTAAACCTTCTTAAAGACCGAGCCACCGTAGCCGAGATAAAACAACGCCTGATCCATCTCCGGCGTGTACTCTTGCATGACGTTGGTAATCTGGTAATTCATAAAGTCTTGAACACGCGCGGCTTGTTGCGACTTGTCCAAGGTTTCCTTGCCCACCACTTGCGTTCTGACGGGGCCACCAGAGGGCATCAGTTCCTTCATGGCTTGGGATTGGAACTGCACAATTGCCTCGGTCAGCATGGGGTGTACCACGCCTGCCGCACCACGGAACGGCTTGGTGCGCTCGTCAATCTTTAAGCCCAACAGATCCAAGCCCTTGGCGTAAGTCTGCTCCCAATCGGCGCGCGACTCCTTGTCTGCATCAAACAGTTGCAAGAGGTTGTCGCCAATATTGTTCAAGTCTGACGGATCAAGGACCTCGGCCAAGTTGGCGTAAAACGGCACATCCGGCTCGTCTTCCCCAATCTCAATAACCGCACTGCCATCATCTTCCAAGATGATTTCAATGTCCAACATGCCGGACATGTATTCCTGTTCTATCTCAATGGAGACTTCAGGTAAGGAGTTCAGTGCCTTGTCAATCGACATATTCTTGCCTTGGTAAAGGGTTCACGCGGCTTTAACCGCCCTGGTCAGCAGGTGCGTATCGCCCCAGACCTAGCGCACGGTCACGTTCGTCTGCGGTTCCAGTGAAGGTGGCTAGCATGGACCCCTCACCGCCTACGTCCTGTTGCCATGTAACTGTGTTACTCGCCTCGGCTTCTGGGGGAGCGGGCGTACGGTTTCCTGTGTCAAAACCAAACCGAGAGAATAAGTCATCCGCGCGCATTTGAGCGTATTGCGCGGCAGCGGACTCTGACGCTGCTTTTGCGTCGGCATCTGCTTTTGCTTTAGCGTCCGCATCTGCTCGGGCCTTTTCGTCCGCCTTTTGTTTTGTTTCGGCTTGTTGACGTAATACTTCTGCCAATCGGTCCGCTTCCACTTTATTTAAACGAATGCGTTCTGCTTCTTCCGCCTCTAGTCTTTCGGCTTCTTGCGCAATAGACTGTTGGCGTTCTTGTTCGGCTAGGGCGGCTTGGCGTTGTTGCTCTGCCAGTATACCCGCTTGGACACGCACTTCTTCTTCCGCTGCCTGTTGGTCTAGCAACGCGGCGGCCTCTTGCTCCCTGCGTTGACGCTCCTCTGCTGTGATCACATTTGGAACTGATGTTGAAGTGGTCGCAACAGTAGGGATTTGGGATGGTGCTACGGGTTGTGTCTGTACCGGAGGTGCCACGGGTTGTGTTTGTACCGGAGGGGCTACGGGTTGTGTTTGTACCGGAGGGGCTACGGGTTGTGTTTGTACCGGAGGTGCCATGGGCTGGTTCGGGAACACAGGCACGTCAGGAATATTCGCGCCACCACCCGGTAAGGTCGTGGCATCCATCGGACGATAAGCAGAAGTTGACTCCACCATCGCAGGCGCTTCACGAGCGGGTTGCGTATATTGGCCACCCATAATGCTAGGCGCTGTCCAATCATACACACTCTGTTCCATGCCACCATATGCCGGCGCTTCAATGTTAAACATCGGCACAATCGGGTTGCGCTGCGTAAACGGTGCACTCGCCCCAAAAGACGGATCTTGGTACTGATAATTCGGATTTGATAACTCTTGCAGCGAGGGCAACGGCCCAACCGCTCCGCCTTCGGCCATGCGCACCGCACCCATCAT